TATCATAATCAAAAGTAAAAGTAGAACCTGAAACATTGTTAATAACACCAACAGGATTTTTTGATATATTAGTGAAAATTTTACTAGCAAGATTAGTTTTAGGCTTAGTTGCAAGATATATTCTAAAAATAGAATTTGCTGTCGCACTAGCATTATACTCTGCTGAATCGGTGTCATACGACGTATTAATTACACTAAAAGTATTATTAAAACTAACTTGTACATTATCGCCCACTTCAATTGTTGGAACTGTATAGTGGTCTATCTCTACTCTGTAGATGTTTTCATTGTGAGCTGTGTATTGTATGTTTGCAGATTCAAGAGACTCGTTCTTGTTATAAATAAATTGTCCAGCTGTTTTTTCTATTCCGTCTGAAAAAAATCTTATAAAATTAGCACTATCTGATTTGACTGGTAAATTAATAGTATTTAAACCCTCACTCAAGCTACCTGAATCTATAAAGGTTTTTTCTGTTCCTGACACATAAAAACTTAAGTTTGCATAAAATCTTGCGTCTAACAACTGGTCCAATTTTACAAAAAAAGGAGCAGAAGGCATTCTGTCAAATATTGTTTGTGAACCTGTTGTAAAGTTATCAATCTTAAGGGTATTAGTGCTAGTATCGAATGCAAGGGCGTTAGCACTAATTTCTGTTTCCACACCACCAAATGCAACAAAGTTTCTTTTACTGTTTTGAGAAGATTTTTGGTTTACTGGAAATCTGATACCATCAAAACCTTTTAACCCAGCAAAACTCGCATCGTTAACAGAAAGAATGTGCTTATTAAAGTTTTCATCAAAAGCATCATTTAATCCTCTGATAGTAAACTGAACATTACCGGACGAACCATCATCAGTATCTACAACAGTGACATCGGTACACAACATTCTAAGCTCACCAGCAAATCCAGAAAATCCATTTTTTCCAGTGATCGAAACAGGAGAGGCTCCATCTATGGTAACTGAATTATTTTCGCTTGTAAAAGTAAGAGGGTTTTGAGCAGTGACATTATTTAAAAGAGTAGATCCTTCTGGTTGAGCAATGAAAAATTCAGTCTTAAACAATTGATTGAAATCTTCACGCTCAGTGTTAATCTCAACCACACCATCTGTTCTTATGCTGCCATCATAAGTTCTTACAGCACGAGTTGAAAAGTTAAATTCAGGTGTGGGCGGAGTAGAAAGGGTAGATATGATATCAGTATAAGGGGTAGGTGTATAGTCAATAAAAGTATCTGAATCTACGTAAATATTAGAAATATACTCAATAGCACCGATTGTAATTTCTTCTTTCTCTGGATCACGAGAAATATCAGTTAATTTAAAAAGCTTACCTGACTTATTAGTGTAAAAGTCTCCAGGATTCTGCCACTCACCAAGTGACCATAAATCCCCTTTCTTTGGAACATTATTTGATGTAAAAGTTGTGTATGAATCAATGGCTTTTGTAATTGGATTAAATCTGCCTACCACTGAAACATTAGCAAGATCAAATCCTGTGGATACATTATCTGTAGATGTAAGAGTAAATGCTGCATTATCAATAACATAGAGATCAATTCTATCACTGTCTAAAGAAATAATACGAAGCGCTAACGGATCAGAATTGGCGGTAAAAGTTGATGATGCTAAAGTTGGTTCAGTAAAATGCTCTAATAGTATATTAGCTGAATTAGAATCTGTTGAGGCATTAGCATGTATTTTACCGCCGTATCCAAAATTAATACCAGTCATATTCTGAGAAACTGATACTAAATCACCTGGAGAAAGTGAAAGTGAGTCAGTAGAGGTCACAAAATTTATAGTTCTTCTTTGATATCTTGAGGCGGCAATTTGATATTGAGCAAACCTTAATGCTTGACTACGCCGAGTTACTGAGGGTAAATCTATAGTTGCAATGTTTTCTATTGTATTACGGTCATTTCCATCATTAGCATCTACAGTATCAATCCTTACTGTCTCTCGTTTATAATGATTAGTTGGCTCTAAGTAGCTTACATCAGCTCCAGTGATAATCTCACTCTCTTTTGTTCCGCTAATTTGAAAAGAGCCAGTTTGAATATTAGTTTCATTAAAAATCATCATGGGAAATTCATCTGGCATATCTACAGCCAACGAAAGTTTACCTAGAGTATAAACAAGCGCACCCCTAAATGAAGCACAAATTGTATTTAATATATCCATTGATTGTTCTTGGTCTGATATCGTAATGTCGCACATAAACCTACGCTCTTTTACAACAGTGCCAGCCGGAACTCCAATTAAAGTTTCACGAACTGATGTAAACTTACCTAAAGGTTTGTGTCTGAAAGAACCATCTGCTTGACCGTTAACACCTTGAAACTCTCCTGTTGTTACATCACAGGCATCACAGTATTGTGCTATTTGAAAAAATTTAAATTTATCAACATTTTCTTCAGGGACACCCAAACCATATGTTTTATTAGTTAAGATATCATAGATAATCCATACAGGATTCTGAGTCCATGAATAGACAAAAGTCCCATCCCAAGTTCCAACGTACAGTTGCGGATTTGCGTCAGTTAAAATAGTGCCTGTACCAGATTTTTGAAGTCTATAACCATTAGTTGTATAACCATTTGAACCAGTTTCTTCTAACTCAAGCTCACGCCAATCTATCTCACCATTAGCCAAAATTGGTTGATTATAGTTTGATGGAACTTTGACTAAAAGACCTTTTACCATTGAAGTAAAATTTGGAATACCACCTTTATGTTCATTTGTAGCTTTCAGTGCATAACCAATATGCGCTGTACGAGGATAAGATTGTGGAGAATTTTCAATCTCAAACCATCCAAATGATTGAATGTTTTCGTTAATTAAAGAAGATTCGGTATCATCAGAAGTTTTTTCAATTGTAAATTTATAACCATCTGTTGATTTAAATTGTTCAGGTATATTCACGCGAACAGTAAATTTAAAAGGAACATTAGTTTTACCGTCTACAGTTTTACTTATAGAAGCAATTTCTGTTGTTCCAATTCGATCAAAAACGGTAATTTTGATAGATACTTGATGACCATGAATATTTCCATCATCATCAGTTCTTGTTAATCCTTGTAAGACGAAACCAAACTTAATAGAGTCCCAATCATTAGCACTAGTATCTTGTAGTGTTACTTTTGCTGCTGGTATGCCGTCTACGTTGCCTTTTTTTAACGATACAGGAGATTTAAAATTTTGGGGAGCTGTTATTGTTTCTCCAAATACTCTTAATGGAGACTGAGTAGTTGTGCCTGTATTTGTTAATGTTTTAAATTGCTCAGTATCTTCGCTTCCATCACCATCTAAGATGATTAGATCATCAATAGCTCCGTCTTGAATCTCAATATCTTGTGGGCCATTAGGGTTAATGCGATATACGGGACCTTCACCTAGCCCGATAGTAACAAATAAAATATCAGTAGAAAAAAGTGAGTTAGGATCTTCTGAGATACCTCCTCCACCGCCGCCTTTACCACCGCCTCCAGCACCAGTAATACGTGGAACTAATTGACCATTGTAATTTACATATGTTTTAGATAAACTAGTCAAACTTGTCTCCTACATTAATAATGTCTGACTTACCATGAATTTCTGCATCAAGATAACCACTTAACATTTGTCCCCCGACTCTCATCTGTCCATAAACTAAAGGAATCGGAGTGCCTGAGGTGGTTGAATTCGTTAAAGATCCAAACATATTATTATCACGAGTTGAGGTATCACGCTCTGTAGCTTTAGGTTTTGGAGCAAATAATCTAGAAAGAATACTCATTGCTATGTTGCCTACAAGACGCATAGCCATACCACTCATCCCACTGAATATACCTCCTGATCCAGCTGCAAATCCTTTTGATGCAGCTGCTGCGTTAGCGGCAGGTCCCATTCCTGTTGCAAAGCCACTAGCACCTGCTCCTGCAGTACCTGCTCCTGCAGCGACTGGCGCACCTGCACCTGCTGTAACCACTACAAAAGCCATCGCTGCAGCCATTACTAATAGTCCTCCTCGCTTTCCACCACCTCCTACAATAGCAGGGACAAGATGAACGACCTCACCATCTTTTACACGTTTGATGAAAATAGCTTCATTATCAATAATATTTAAATCATCGTCTAGTAAGCAAAAAGATTCGTCCGACTCTTGAGTTTCAATTTGAAGCATATATTCTCTAAATTTAGGATGCATTGATGATAAGTAAGGAAAAAAATCAGCATACGTTTCTGCATCAACTTGATACTCAAGCTTATCAAAACGGTTAGAAAAAGCAGAATGTATCTTAAGGGTTGCTAACAAGGTGTTCTTCCTTAAACTCATCAAATTTTAATGCGTTAATTTCATTATCTAACCAGTATATGTAAAATTTATTGTTAAATCCAACTAAAAATTTATACTGTTGAAAAGCAGCGCTTGTTTTATCTTCACTACTCGGAATAGGTTGTTCTGCACCAGGATGTGAGTGGAATATTCCCCAAATATCGCCATCGTGTTTTACTAAATCTGCGGGGTCTAAGAAAAATGTGATTTTAGGACTTTGGCTAATATTTTTACAAGGAACGTATTTATGATCATTTGTTATAATACCAACTGCTTCTCTAGGATAGTCTTTCATAGCATGAGTATTCATTGCCTCAATTAATTTTGTAAATCTTTCCATCTATAAATCCCTGTTGTGTATTCTTTAAAAGGTCCTCGGTAAGGCCATATACCACTTGTTCGACTTAGCATTGTTTGTAATATTTTTCCATCACCAACGAATAAAGCACAATGATTTGTTACATTTGTGGAACCCATACTCATTAAAATAACATCAAATGCTTTAGGCTCACTTACTTTAATCCAACTAAAATCTTTTCTATTTAATCGAGCAGCGTCCTCCATAAACTGATCATGAGTTTTTTGATACCAGTCTTCATCAACAATATTACAAAAATCTGCTGTAGAAAGAGGTATGTTAATGTTAAGCTCTTTTTTAAATGCTAATCGACACAAGTTGAAACAATCTATACCACTTTCTGGGTCAGTGCCTAAGTGTTTATATGGAAAATTAATGTATGAGTCATACCATTTTTTCATGTCGATATAAGGAATGTATCTGCTTTACCCAATAGTCTGATAAAGTTTCAACATGTGAGACTCCCCCCTCCTCAATGTGAAGCATTCGTGTAGGTGCTAAAAATAAACCAAAATGAATAATTAAATTTGATTTAGTTGATTTAAATGCCATTACATCATAGTTTTGTGCATCTGTCAATTTAACTTTTATAGAGCATGATGATGCCCATTGATCTACACTTTCAGTAGAAAAATGCTTCATCCACTCTTTTGATTTTGGGTAAGTCGGTAAAGGAAAATTAACATTTAGTTCTTGTTTATAAAACAGTCTAATCAACTCAATACAATCAATCACACCATAATCATGACGTAATCCTAAATATTCTTGTACCACTCTGCTAACTCTGGAAATGTTGATTCAAATGACTCATTTCTATATAAGTCACTTCTAGTGTTAATTTCTTTAAACTTTTTTTGAAGATGAGAATCATCTCTATGGTTCATGTGCTTAAGAGAGCTTAAAATAGATTTTGTTTCGTGTTCACTTAAATTAGGAATCCTATAAAGCTGTTCTCGATAATTTTGTAAAATTTGCTTTTTTTTATCTTTTGATAGTATTGTTGTTGAAAAGTATTCAGGGTTTACTAAATTAGTTATACTAAAAGATTTTTTTGTGCTTTTAATCCATTTTATAAGCTCTAAATTACTAGTAATTGAGTACACACTGCTAACTAGAGAATATGTTTTTATATATTTAGAATATTTACTAGCATTTTTTTTAAAAAGAGATATATCTAGACCTTTTCTACCATACTCTGCTCTTTCATCAAATCCCTCTATACTAGGCCACAAATCAATATTTTGAAATGATGACCATAGTTTTTCAATATCATATCCCTTAAAACCACCATTGTAAGATAAGTTTGTGTTATAAGATAAGTTAATATTTTTACTACAACCATTCTTCACTAAAAATTGTAACATTTGGTAATGTCCTTCTTGTACGAAAGGTTCACCACCTGCAAAATATAGTTCTCTAATATAATTTTTAATTTTGTCTATGTCATCCCAAAAACTTTTATTATCAGTCCAAAAATCATAATGATTAGAAATACTTTTAGAAATAATACCATGATGCTTTTCTTCTTTAGCCCAAGAAGAAGATGCGTAAGATCCACACATTCTACAAGAAAAATTACATAAGTTGCCAAATCTAAAATCTAAATATATGGGAGGTGTTGTTACAGTTCCGTCGTCAAGAGTTTTGTCGTAAAGTTTAGAGTAGCTTTTAAATTTTTGATTCATTCTTTGGCGATGACTTTCAATTCCCTCACTTTCCCAAGCATAACATACCTCACATGCTTTTGGTTGTTCACCATTGAGCATTTCAAGTCTTGCAGACCTAATTTCTTTAGAATTAAAAGCTGTTAAGGGAGATAAGCCTTTGCCAAATAAATTACCATCAGTATTTAAGGTAAAGCAGCACAATCCGTATTGACCTGAAAGATCTCCATACTGATGAATCCAGGGTAAAATACATTTAGTGTTTTTATTCGCGGGGAACTGTTCGTCCTGTTGCAGGGAAGCCTCCAAAGTGTTGTTGATTATTTCGAAGAGTACAAGCTTGGAGAGATTTACCACAAACATCTCCACCCGCATCAGCAGCTATTTGATTGTTTGCAGCGATTGGATTCGCATTTGACGTAAGTGAAGTTCCAGGAATTGCTAAACCTCCCGGTCCAGGATACTGACACTCAGCACCTTTATAAGTCCATTGACATGTATTTTTATAATATTTACGTTTTGGGGTAACAATTCTAAAATATTGAAGCCAAGACACCAAACCAAAAGATGCAACAGAGTCATTCAATGATTCTAACTGATCTATCTTAAATTTGTCTTCAATATATGATTCTGTATCTGCTTGTTGGTTTACTATGTAAATAGGAGTGTCAACTGTTGCGCCAGGATCAAGCTCGTTAGAGAGAAATAAAAATCTATTTTCTTCTATTGATTGAATAGTAGCTTCTGTTGTAGTGCCTTTTGCAACAACATTATCACCAACTCTGTAAGGCATTGAATTATACACTTCAACCACATTTGCTGAAATATATTGAGCAGTAGAATATTCAGGCCAAAAATCTAAAAAGTTAGCAAAAGTTGTTTTAATTTCAACTACTCCTCCTAAAAGATCGCGTGTATCCATTTTTTGCTCTTGCCAAGTGCCACCTACAGCTAAAGTTTGTTCATAA